GTATAAGTACCAGTTCCACCTACACCAGTACCGTAAGCCGTGATCTTAGTACCGCCTGTAACGCCTGTTCCGCTAATCGTCTGACCTACTACGACACTTCCAAACGCCATTGAGGAAACCGTCAGCGTAGTGCCTGAAATAGACCCTGTAAACCTAGCATCATCTAACCCATAAAAGTACGCACCGCCAGACAAATCAAACGATTGCAACTTGTCTAATCCGTTCGCTACGATCATCTTTGATCCGAACTGAGTCACATCCCACGATGAAACAGTCGTGTAACCCGTAGTCGTTAACGGATCGAGTGTCGTATCGCTAGAGTCAAACTTAAAGATTTGAGTAGCACCAGCAGCAAATAGCGAGTTAGTACCAGCGTATTTACCCGCAAACGCTAACAATAACGATTGACCTGCATTAGATGAGTAATCAGCTACATCCCGAATAGGCGCATAACCATTCATTACCGGATAACAGTTCTTGGCATCCGTTACACCGCCAGCAATTCCGGGCTGGTCTGGTGTCCACTCACCAAAGTTTATTCTTGTCGTAGCCATGTATCACCCACAGGAGAAACTTTGATCCATTCTTCACCGTAAATCATGCCTTTAGCCGTTACTACAGACCGACCAGTAATCGACCCTACAGCAGTTGATCTACGCACACCACCAGTAGCCCTAACATCGGCCTTACCTAATATTTCAGCACTTGCCAAAACAGCATTATTCGCAAGAGCAGTCATTAATGCTCTACCAGTAATAGCCCCTGATGCAAACTTAGCCGTTCCACCAGCAGCCGTTACTACTGCTCGTCCAGTTATAGAGCCTGTAGCAGTCCGTAGGAAGCCCCCATTAGCCCCAACTATCGATCTACCTACGATAGAAGCATTGCCCTGTATCGGCCCTTCATAAGCCGTTACGATAGCCCTACCGAGGATCGCAGCAGACGCACTAGCCTGACGAGTACCAGCAGCCGTTACGACAGCGCGACCAGTAACACTACCAGTCGCAGCTACTATTGTCGTTATCCTAAGTTCGGATAAAGCAGAAGATGATAGGGAAGAAAATCCAAGCATTTATAGCCCCGAAATCTGTGCTGTTGTTAGTGCAGAAATATCACCGCTAGTTAATGCTGAAATATCTGTACTAGTTAACGCTTGGATGCCTTCTATAGTCAAAGGAGCATCACTAGGCAATGCGTACTCAACCCATTGTTCGGATGACTGCGACCAAGACCACTTGTAGCCCTCTCGTTCCATAGGCTTAGGATCACGGATAACCCATCCCGGTGGATACCACCAGACCACCTCTTTGCCTTCAGGTGCTTCAGGCATATCAGGTACTTCAATCCAGCCCTCTGTGCCGTCTGTCTCTGGCTTTGGAATACTTCCATTTTTAGAGTACATGAGTCACCTATTGCAATGGGAAGGCTGAAGTTGGAGCCGTGAAGTTGGCTGTGTAACGGGCATATTTTGAGATACGCAGGTCATCAATGTAGCCGTTCCAATACTGTTGAGGCCCACCATCTTGATTAGCCCCAACCCATAAAGGCGTATCTGCTTGAATTGAAGCTGATATGGTTTGGGTAGAGCCAATTTGTACCCCATCAATAAACGCCCTAACAGCCGTTCCAGACCGAGTAATTGCAAAGTGATACCAAGTGTTAGTTGACGGAGTCCAACTGAAGGTGACTGCTAAAGGGTTAGCACCGGGGACGCTTCCATAACCAAAAATAACATCTGTTGACCGCATTTGAACAAGCCAACCATATTTATTTGTAGCCAGCCAAATTCCAGCCAGTGTTTGATATGTCGCAGAAATCGAATTGAATCTAACCCAAGCCTCTACCGTAAAATCGCCCGTGTAGAACTCGTATAGCGGTCTTATCGTCGGCGCTATCAAATAATCACCCGTACCATCGAAGTACATCGAGCTACCACCAAACTTACTCTGCGTCGTGCTGATCTGCGCGTTGCCTACTGTCTCCAGTACGTTCTTGGCGGTCGAGTCTACGATGCCAGCGTTGGTGAAGTTGAGCAGTAATACTGTATTTGTTATGTTAGTCGGAGGTGCGGTAGGCACAGAAATGCTTGTGTAGCCCGTGCCGTTGATTAGTCGAAGGCCGCTGATGTAGCCAGTAAAGACAGCCTCATCCCCGTTTTCGTCAGCACCAATACTTAAATTGTTGCCTGTGTAATCCATCGTGTCGTTGCGCGAGGCTTGAGCAACATTTACCCCATTCAAAAACATTTTTAGATTATTAGCACCAGTTCCGCTTCTGGTAACGGCTATATGATTCCAAGAGTTAAGATTAATTGCGGTGGACGAAGTAATAGAAAAACCAGTTGGCAAAACATTGAAAAAGAAAAAAGGCTGTCTCGAAGAGTTTATGGTGATATTCCAATCAGAGTTGGTGCCGTATTCACCCGTTCCAACAACTTGCGCTCCTTGGGCAGAAGGAGTAGCAGTCAAATAAACCCACGCCTCGAACGTGAAGTCTGTATTAGCCCCCGGCAAGAATTGAGAACTTGCTGGCACACTTAAATAATCTGTCGTTCCATCAAAGAACCCACTACCCCCTATCGTTTGTGGGGTGTACGCAGCCGTGGGGTAGAACGGGCTGAAGGCTTGGACAGATGGGGTGCCGTTGATGGTAAGAGCAAAAGCATTACTACTGCTATCAATGAAACGGTTTGATTGGCAGGTCAGGACTTGCGTTCCGCTTACTGCTGTTAGAGGAGTTGTAGGTACTGAAATTGTAGACCCTGAGTACAAGCCACTCCCAACAACTAAACGAACATTACTGATATATCCGTCAATGTAATAATTTGCTAGATCGTAATAGTAACGACCTACGGTAAGAGTTGTATTTGTTGTCGAACTAGTATTTGTGAATTGACCAACCCGAACGCCATTAAGATAGCAACTAATATTATTTGTGCCAGTTCCAGTTCTTGAAATTGCGACATGATTCCATTGATTTTGCGGCACAGAGGCAGATGTTACTGATGAATTATTAACCCATAAAGTTAAAGTACCGTTATCTGTAGTAATGCGGAATCCACTTGAATTTCCAGATGTTGATGTACTAACTATTCCTTGGAACCCGGCAGTTTGATTGTTTTGCCAGAACCAAGCCTCAACTGTGAAGTCACCAGCAGCCGCAAAAGCAGATTGGGTAGCGGTAAGATAAGTGCCACTTGCGCTAAAATAATTACTCCACCCCGTCTGGCTAAACGGGCTGAACGATCCCTGCGTCGTGTTGCCGTTACGAGTGATCGTGAAGTTATTGCTCGACGAGTCTAGGAACGTGTTGTTCTGTGCGCCGTTAGTACCGTTACCGGGAAGCAACAACGTGACACGGTTAAAGAACTCATCAACAGCAGCAGCCGCAGATGAAACAGCACCTAGCAACATTGACATAATCCCACTCATGCCAGCCCCTTAACTCACGTTGCCAGTTACAACACAGACCGTACCGCTAATGAACAAAACTGTAGCTACACCTCTAGTTGCTAGTGTCATCGTATCCTTATCTGTATTCGTTCCAGCAATGTAAGCTGTCGTAATCGAGCAGGTAATCGTGATATTGCCTGTGGTGTTATTGAACAGAGAAACAACATCACCAGCAGCGAATGTGCTGTTTGGAATAGTAATAGACCCGCTTGTACCAATACCGACAAACTCTCCAATATCCGATGTTGCTAAGGTATATGAAGTAGTCTTATCTGATCCAGACTGAGGAATATTTAAGAAACCTAGCGAATAATTAGCACCCGGATCAGTCAGAGTAATAGTTCTATTAGCTGACAATGTACCCGGAGTAATCGTCGCAGCAAATGAACCTGTACCACCTGCTCGACCAGCAATAACTATCGCATCCTGAGTTGATGCAGCCTCAGAACGAATAGCACTAGCAGCCCTAAATGTTTGAGCCGCTACAAACGTCTGAGTGTTGTCAGTTACAACAGCTTTTTCACCCGGATAAGTCGCAAATACGTCTTTAGTGCCAGCACCAAAGTTAACCGCACTATTACTGTTCGACGATTTTAGGATCGTAGTCCTAGCCAACGTACCAGCACCTACCGTACCTACGCCTATCTCATAATCAGCACCTAGCGTGATCGTGTAGTAGCAAGTATTAGTATCGCCAATTGCTGAACTAAAAGTCCGAAAACCCGTTACAGCCCCGTCCAGCGTCAATGTGCCTGTGCCAGTCGTGGTGGACGTTTCACGAACTCGGTCAGCAATTACTAAAGGCATAATTACTCCATAGTCACGGAAAGGTTACCAGTCGAGATCGTAAACACATCGCCAGAAGCAATCGATTTAGACGCATCTAGTGGTGTGTAATACAGCAAGTTACCGCTAGTCGTGGCATCCAAAATGCCGATGTGTGTCACAGTTCCCCATGTACCAGTTGCAGTCGGGAAAGTAACTGACGCGCTGTTAGTTGATACACCATTACTAGGCGCACCAAACGTCACAGCAGTACGAGCATAGGAGCCACCAGATACCTCAGTACCTGTATTGCCTTCACCCGGATCGCTAGTGTAAAGACCTACATAAACCGCAGCAGGGCTTGTGTAGGATGTATTGCGGAGAACTGCGTTAATGACAGCATTCTCCAAATAGTTCGACATCTCTGCCATGATTTCACCTCACGTTATAAGACATACTCATTGGTTGACCTGAATACTCACTTGCTTGGTCGGTCGTTGAGATTCCCTCAATCGCCCTAGAATACAAGGAAGCCCAAGTCTGCAACCTCGCATCATTCATCAAATACGGTTCTGCCTCACCTAGAGCCGCATACAGCAACGCATCAGGACAGATCGCTAGGAATACGTTACTAGCGTTAGTGTCACTCAATAGCGCAGGTTTAGCGTAGTACAGCATTTGAGCCGTATAAGTCGAATCAGGAACTGGAGCTAATTGCATCTCAGCACCTAAGATCGTGTAATCAACTGGCTTACCAGACTCAGTTACACGCGCTGTTTCGTAGAATGAATTAGGAGCTTTGTAGCGCAATGTTGATACCGGATTGGTATTCAAATGAATATCGCGCATCGATAAGAAGTCTGTCGG